AGCCGAAAATAAATCTGCTTGACCTTTTTCCAACATTCTTGTTATCATTGTTGGATCCTTTGTTAAATACATATAATCACTCAATACACTCAAAAAATAATATTCATACAAAAGCGTTGTAGTGCGTTTATCAAAGACATTATATAATTCTGTATCACCTATTGTTATATTTGTTAGTATTGGAGTGTTTTGAGATAATAAATAAATCCCCCTGCTTTTTGTCATAATTTCATTTAATATATTTCTTATTGTTATGTCTCCATAAAACTTTTCAATAGGTTTGTAAAAATCAGACACCATATCAATTACATCGCTTACATGATTTTTTGCTAATCCCCAATATTTAGGTGGTTCAATTCGTTGTATACGTTGATTAATTATCATTGAAGGAAAAACTACTACAAATAACTCTATGTAATTCTTCATAAAATTTATATAGTTATATAATCCATCATCTGAAATTTTAATATCGGAATTTCTAACATTTACATCAAAACTCCAGACACTTATTTGTTGCATAAATTTTGTTATATTTTTTAATTCAGCTGCATTCAGTTTTGATTTTAATTTAATAAATTCCAATAATTCTCTTCTCATTTTATCATTTGACGTATCCAAATAATCTTTTAAATTTCTCATTTCGCGCGTATCTTCTTGTATAGTTACATCATAACTTTCAATCAATGGTTCTAACTTTTGTGTAAGCGCTTTTGGAACATTTTCATCATTTTCTTCATCTAAATTAGTTAATATTTTTTTTAAATTATTTACACATGTAACATTCACATCTCCAAGTGATAATTTAATTATATTATTTCTACTAACAATTTGAAATAAACGAAAAAATTGTTCTTTGGAATAATGTCTTCCATCACGTTTTAGTTTTGCAATTTTTTCTTGAATGCTATCCATTTTTTTTAAATAATCCGGTTTGTCTACACACACTGATGCTAATTCTTCAGACAATGGAATTGTTGATTGAAATTTACATAACACTATAAACGCACGATATATAGTTTCTTCGCTAAAATCATCCGTTATTAAAGGAAATGACCTTTTTGTATTTATTTCTGAAAGCATAATAGCTCCCTCTGTCAAAATTTTAATATCTTTAAGAAGGGCAGATAAACTAAAAACTATATGATTATAAATCTCTATATTTTTATCGTCATTAATAAAATAATCTAATGTTGTAAGAGATGATGCATTTTGTTCATTGCAACAAGCATTATCCATAAAAAACTGGCCTCCAGATTTCAAAAGCAAATTTTTCTTTTCTACAATTTTCTGTATTGCCTCTTGAATTGCTAATGAAAACGCAATAATTTTGGATTGAACTACTAATATTTTTTCGGATTGTCTGTAATTTCCAGATTGTAAATCATCTTGTAATTCTGATAAAAATGCCTCACTTGTATTTTGAAGATTATTTATATGGAATTTTTTTAATGGTGGTAAAAAATTTAACCATTTCGATAAATCGTGTTCTTCGGGTATAAAATCAGGAGGATTAACTAACAAATATTCCGTTTTTTCTTTTATTTTTTGTTCTACTTGTCCATAAGGCAATAAATATCTTATTATAAACAATTTCAATTTTTCAACTATTTTTTCTTCATTTTTTGGCAACGCAATCCAAGGAATTGTTGTTGGATCACGACTTTTTAATGCAACACATGCTACATACATAACAGAACTATCATCCCCTTCTCCTTCAAATGGAAACCCTGAAAACGACCTTACACACCCAGGTGCCGTTTTACGTGTTCTTATAGGAGGTATACTAGTTTGAATGCCTATTAAATATGCGCCTAAAGTTAAATATAACACTGTTGAAGCATATACTGTTCCGTATGATGGTAATTTTTTGCCTTTTTTTGCAGCTTCTTCTTCTCTTTTTCTATATGCTGGTTCCTTTTCAATAATTTTTGTATCACTCATTAAATCAGTTACAACTCTTATTATAAATTCCCTAGATTGCTCAATATCTATTCCCATATTTGTTGCTAATATTGAAACTACATTTGATACTATTTCGCCTTCTGGACTTAATCGTTTTTCTTTTTTCTCTTTATTTTCAAGTCGAATATCTGCCGCATCTTTTTCAATTATATCTCTGCTTTTATTTACAAACCCCTCTTTGTAACCTTCAGACACATCGAAATCAATCGGACAAATAACTTCTCCACTATGCTCATCTACCCAAGCATCCCCGTCATCTGAAATTTTTCCAATAGTTCGTTTTAATTCATTCAATACATCATCGTATTTACTATTATTGTTTATAAATGTTGATGCCAATGTGTAATGAAATGTTGGTAATAATTTAGTGTTAGTTTCTTTGCAATACATCCACCATTTATTTTCCATTTCACCATCATTGATATTGGGAGTTTCCGGATTACCTTCATAACAATAAACTGAAACAAATTTAATAATATCTATTTGACGTTTTATAAAGTCATTTTGTCCCATAATTAAATCTCGCAATTTAACATATGGGGATGTTTTTTTACTTTTTATTTCATCCGCAATTTTTAAACCTAATTCATATTGATAATTATTATATTTTAATGATGCCTTTTTTTTGAGTTCTTGAAGCCTACTAAATAATTTTTTATAATAATCTAAATTTTTGGTAATAATAGTATTTAATTCAGCTTTAGAAATATCATAATGTTTATCAAATTGTTCGGTAATTTGTTTTAATGTTTGTTGAATTATAGAATCTTTTGAAACATCAATGGATTCACATTTATCCTCACCTTTTTCATATGAATTATACATACATTTATAATCTATATTACATAATACATCATCGTCTTTAATAAAAGCTTTTGGGTCAATATCTTTGTCTACAACCCAGGTATCATTGTTTCTAACATAATACATCATTTCATTTGCAAATTGTTCCCCGTATTGGGTTGTAAAATTATTAATTAATATCGCATAATCACCTTCTCTAACTTTTTTAGCTTGATTTACAAGAGTATTTGCCATATATTCGGCTGATTCTTCATCCATTTTATCTTTATTCTTAAATTTATCAGCCAAAAAGACAATTAACTCTTCAGTTGACAGATTATCACGTTCTTTTTTATATTTTTCATCAATTATATCATAATTCGTTGTATCAAATTCTTTATCATAATAAATAGGTTTATCATTATCAGCCTTTAATTCATCTTCCGAATAATATTTTTTAGCTATTATAAATGAAGAACACTTATCCTTTTGTTTATCTTTTTCAACTATTTCTTTCATACGAGATTTATCAGTATTAAAAATTTGAGTTAAACTATTTGGAAACATAAGATCAATATTTGTAAACGCTACAGCTGTATTAAATAAATTACCATAATCTTGAACGTTTATACTTTTTAAAAATTCAGAACCACTAATTTTCATATTTAAGTCACTGAATCCATATATTTGTTTAATTTCTCTATTCATCATCACCGAATCGTATGATTTTGAATTTTCTAAAATATTAAACAATGGATTATTAAAAATATATCTATTATCTGAACCAACATTCGTTGTAGTATGTTTTCCATGTCTCAATGACGAAAATGATATTGAAAATTCTTTAAATTTAGCATTATATTCTTTTATTTTTTCATATAAAAAGCTATTTATTTCTTTAAATTGCATATATGTTAAATCAATTGGATAAATCATAAATGGTTCTAAATAATTTACTACATCTACTAATGATAATCTACCTTTTATATATTTTTTTACAAGTGAAAATAAAATTCTTATTTTTGGTATAATCGTTCTTAAAAATATTTTATAAATATCAAGATTTGTTAGTTCTTCTGGTTTTTCATATTCAGTCAAGTCTAATAAATATTGCTTTATATTATCAACAAAGTTAGAATCATCATATTCTATTTCATTATCTAATCCATCAATTGTAATTCTAGTTAAGTTAGTTTGTTGTTTTAATAATTGCCAATAGTTTAAAAAATGAAGATTAAGATTTGCTTTAACTAATAAATTACTTCCCGGTAAATTTACTTTAGAAAATCTAACAGTTGCTTCTGGAAGAGTCATGATTGAATTTATAGATATCGGATCATTTTGGGTAACCTTTACGCGATGAGTTATTAAATGCTGACCCTTAAAACTATTTGCTTGTAATTTTTCTGAAGCTAAATTATATCTTTGTATGATAAAACGTCTATTATTAATTTCAGAATTTCCAACAATTGTAGAATACAAATCACCTAAATTATCAATAATAGCATTTATATTTGTTTCAACATTTCCTTCAATTATAATACCATTAGATTCTGAAAATACATCATTCACTGAATCAGGATTTACTGAATAAAATGGCGTCATATATTTATCAAATGAATTGTGTGTAAAACTAGAATATGATGTTGATAAATTTCTAGTAGCTTGACGAGTTATATATAATGAAGACATTTCTTTTAAATCTTCATTTAAATTTAAAGTTTCATAATCATCATAACGTTTATATTCAGCTTCTTCTTCTGGATATATCTTTTTTACATTTTTTGCAACTAACATAATCCAATATAACGTGTTTTTAAATTCAGATAAATATTCTGCTAAGGGTCTATCTTCTGCACTACGTTTTATTACCCCCGTAATATTTTTATTATTATCAAACGTAGATGAAACATCTCTTAATTGTAAAAAACGAGTTATCATAATATGAATACTATTTAATACATTGTTAGTTCGTTTATGATTAGGAATGGTAGATATCATTTCTTCTAACAGATCATTTGTTTGTGTTTCAATATTATAACGATATTTGTCTTTATCTATTGTTACAAATTCCTCTACTTTAATAATATCTCCAAATTCAATATCATTCATATCAAAAAATATTCGTTTAATATTGTCTTTTACAACAGCTTTAGGTATCTCTTTTACTACGTCTTGTTCTTGTTCTTGTTCTCCTATATCAACCAAAGTATCTGCTGATAATATTTCTTTTTCAGCAATAGGTGGTCTTATTTCAAATGTTTCAATAGGCAAATCTTCAGGAATGCCTTGGTAATTGAAATTAATAAATATGGTATCGTCGTCTGTAGTTCTAACTTCTATCATATCTTCTTCAAGATCTGTAATTTTCCCGGTAATTACAGTTGGTATTTCTCCACCAAAGTAAATATTAATCCATGTTCCTGGAAGTAATCCATTTTGTCTAGCATAACCATTTTCAGGATTACTACTGATGACTTTAATGGATTTAATATTGCCATCGCCAATCAATCCATCTGGTGCTATTTGCAAAACCGTTTTTTCGAATGTTTCGCTATTAATTAATTTAATTTTAGTTTGATCTATGTATTCAATTAAAAAGATATTATCATTAAGTATTTCATTTGTGGGATCTGAAATTAATATAATGTCCCCCAACTTTAATAAAACTTCCATAGATTTTGGTTCTTCTATATCTATTGGTTTCTGTTCTACATCTATATTGTCATTTTGTTTATCTAAAGATGGCTCTTGTTCTTTTTCATCATTTTGTTCTGACATCTTATATTTATTGTAGAAATTTTTATAAATGATTAAATCTCAAATATATATATATTTTCTTAAGCAAATAATATATCAAAATAATATAGAGATATTTCGCAAATTATAATACATATGAATAGCAAATACATGTGTTATAATTTATCTTTTATTCCAGGATTTAAAAATCTTATTAAAATTGGAAATATTCCTCCTGAGTTTGAAAAATATTATAAATTAAATCACTATATTACTAAATCAAATGAGGAATATACAATTGTTAGTTATAATAAAGACTTACTTTGCATAGATTTAATTAATGTTTATGGGTTGTTACGTTCTGTAATTTTATCAGGAAATAAAGTAGTTTCATTTTCTCCACCAAAATCATTATCCGGGGAATCTTTTATGTATAAATATCCTGAAAAAAAAGATACTATTATTGCTGAAGAATTTATCGAAGGAACAATGATTAATGTATTTTTTGATTCAACACATAGTTGTTGGAAGATTGCAACACGTAATACAATAGATGCAAATGTATCATTTTATCAAAATTCTCCTACATTTAATAAAATGTTTTCAGACGCATGTAATGGTCTTGATATACAAAAATTAGATAAATCTCAATGTTATAGTTTTGTTTTACAACATCCTGAAAATAAAATTGTAAATCATATTAAAAAACCAGAATTATATTTGGTGAATGTGTATCAAATTTATCAAGAAGACGATGATGTATGTGTTTATAATATTCCAATAGATATTGTAATACAGTCTGATAATATGAAGAATTCGAATGTAAAGATTCCTACAAAAATTGAATTTGAAACATATTCGGAACTATTGGAAAAATATGCATCGGGAAATACTCCATATAATATTATGGGAGTTATAATAAAAAATACACAAACTGGAGATAGGACTAAATTTAGAAATCCAATTTATGAAGAAGTTAAACAACTAAGAGGTAATCAACCAAAATTACAATATCAATATTTGTGTTTAAGACATTCTGGAAAAATACCAGATTTTTTACATTATTTTCCAGAAACAAAATCTCAATTGTCACAATTTAGAGACCAAGTACATATGTTTACAAATAATCTTCATAAAAATTATATAGATTGTTATGTAAAAAAGAATAAGCCATTAAAAGAATATCCGGAACAATATAGAACACATATGTTTAAACTTCACGAACATTTTATTAATGACTTAATGCCAAATAAAAATTATGTGAATAACACGGTAGTTATTAAGTATATCAATAATTTGAATCCATCACTATTAATGCATTGTTTAAATTTTAATATGAAAAAACACTATATAGATGCTGTTAGAATGAGAAATCTCCATTAATTTTAGTAAATAATATAATATATAATATATAATATTATATTATATGAGTCTTGAAGATAGATGTTATGTTGGTTAACAATTAGTTCTTGAACCATCAAAACACCCTTGAATGCCCTTTATTTTTTTAATAGATTCGTCTATTACAGCACTTAACATTGTCTTAATGCTGGATATACCTTTTGTAGAATCTTCCAATGATATTCTTAAAATACTATCATCATCGTGCGGATGCATTTTTTTGAAGCCAACATAATTAATTTGCTTTAAATCTGTGTAAAATATTTTATATAATTCAAAATTCAACATATTTCCGATGGTATAATTTTCATTTACTAATGTTACATCATAACAATTTTCCAAAATATTATCTGAACGCTTTATTTCCATTTCATCAGAATGAATCATTTGCTTTAATTCCTCTAATTTTTTGTGTAGAATTTTACAAGCTTCAATAATGATTCTATCATTATTGTAAATTCCAACAGATTCAATTACAAAATCAAAACTGTTTTTAATTACATATCGCAATCCTTCTAATAATTTCCAATTTTCGGCTTCAAATTTAATTTCCGATTCTGTTTTTTGTTCATCCTTCCACTTTTGTTTACGAATTTCTAATTGTTCTTCTATTTTAGAAAAATCTGGTGTAAATCCATATGAACATGTTCCTGTAACATTATACATGCTATCCTCTTTTGCAGTTCCTACTGCAAATTTACAAGTTAATTTGATTCTTTCTCCTGGTATTTCATCTGAAATTTTAGGTCTAAGTCTGAGAAAATCAATATAATATTCACCGCTTCCGGTTGGTGGAATAAATGGTGGAAATATTTTCTTAACTTCGTTATCATCTAAATAAGTATTAGTTTGTGTGTTTAATATTTTAAAGTGTTTAGTTGTAACAATGATGTTTGTGTCAGTTTTGTTTTCTACATCTAAATCTAGCAAATAATTAGATAATGATTGTTGATTAGTGCTAAAATAATCAATATGAATAGGTATGCAACTTAGTCTTTGTTTTACGATTTCGTTATTTAGGCGTGTAGTATTGATAGTTATAATAGCGTTGTTTTCTTCATAAGGTGTAGTTTTGAAAACAACAATAGGAATATCTGATAAAATAGTTCTTCGCAAAGCATTGGCATAACTAACATCAATGTTTGATATAGTAAATGTCATTCTTCCAGATTCTTCTTTTAAATTAGAAATTTTTGACGTCATTGTATCTATATATAATTGTATATTTAATATTGTATAAATTATATTTCAATTTTTTTAAATATCTAAAATAAGTTAAAAACTGACAGTAAAAAACTTAAGGTATTTTAAATGAGCTGTATCTTATATTATAGCAATTTTTGTGAACCATCAAAAAAATTATTGCAAACAGTAAGTAAAACGCAGAATGCGAATAATATACATTTTGTGTGTATAGATAAACGTGTAAAAGAATCAAATGGTAATGTGTATATAATATTACAAAATGGTCAAAAGTTAATAATGCCTGAAAATGTAACCAAAGTTCCTGCATTGTTATTATTAAATCAAAATTATAAGGTAATATATGGGGATGATATATATAGGCATCTTAAGCCCCAAGTAGAACAAGAGATTAGACAAGCTACTAAGAATAATATGGAGCCAAGAAATTTTCAAGATGGTTTTGGTGCTTTTGGTGGTTTTAGTGGAGGAATTGTGTCAGACAATTTTAGTTTTTTGGATCAATCTGATACAGATTTAGGTGTTAAGGGTGATGGTGGTTTAAGACAAATGCATAATTATGTAACTTTGAATGAATCTATGAATTTAACGATGAAATCTCCGCAAGATGATGTCGATTATAATTCAAATAAGATAAAAGAAGGTGAGATGAGTATAGAGGCATTGCAACGAAAAAGAGAGCAAGAGTTGTCTAGTATAAAGTATTCATAAACCGTTATATAAACCGTTATACAATTGTTGCGCTTAAAATATAAAAAAATACTTATTACAATATATTATGAATTTTCCTATTCCAGCAAAGGGCAAATTTACTATTTATAGCAAAAGCGGTTGTATAAACTGTTCTAAAGTGAAAATGCTACTTAAAGAAAAACAATTTATGTTTGACATAGTCGATTGTGACGAATTTATTTTAGAAAACAAAGAAGAGTTTTTAGAATTTATGAAAAATATGATTGGACAAGAATATAGAATGTTTCCAATGGTATTTGATAATAAAATTTTTATTGGAGGATATAATGAAACTGTTAGTTATTTAGAACAGTTATTTGATTTTGATATGTCATTTTGAATTATAATTTATATAAAATATAATTTAAAGAAAAACATATAATTAAAATATACATACAATGGCCACCAATTTAGTTACTGTTTTCAATGATCATTTTGCAGAATTTGTTAATGATATTCAAAGTGTTTTTCCAGAAGACGTTGATATTTTAACAGCTAAAAATGCTTTGATTGCTATTCGAAAAGCTAATCCAAAATTGTTAGTTAGAATTTGGGTCACATATGTATATACACAATATAAACAACAAATTGATGCAGGAGATATTAATTTCTTTTTATCCAAAGATTATTCAACTGATTTAGCCAGAAATGATAATGCGGATAAAATTATGGAATCGATTGATCGCCTCAGAAATCCTGTGAAAGAAATGTCTGTAGAAAATCAAGCTAAAACTATGAAATATATTCAAAACTTATCAAAAATTGCTATGTTAGTTCATCAATAATTTTATATCATAATCTAAAAAAAATTGAAATTAAATTATGATATTACACTTTATGTATAATATATACAATGACAACCACTCAAGAATCAAATATTATTGAATGTTATTTTAAAATTCCATTTACTTCTATTACAACTACCATTACATTAAATAAAAACATAACTATGTCAGAATTCATGGAACGCATAGTGAATGTAGAAATTCGTAATAAATTAAGCATTCATTCAAAATATGATATTGAAATTATTGAAGCAGGAAATCCAAAATGCGAACTTGCGAATTGCATTGTTCCAATAATGAATGAAACTTTGTTACAAAGATATGGAGACACGAAAAATTCTATATCATATTATGCTCGACCAGTTAATCAAGTTACTAGAGAATTTACGTGTGATATTGATTACACTGTATAATATACCGACTAATCTAATTTTATAATATATATATTTTTTTAATCCAAGTATTTAATTATTTGTATATAACAATCGGTATTTGAAATGTAAAACAAATTCTAGAATTGCAAAAACTTCATCCAGAATATAACAATCCAAAAACAAAATGACAAATATATACAAATTGTTCTTAATTCTATGTCGGGAACTACTAAAGAAGAATATGATAAAATAGTAAAAAATGTAATTAAACCGTAATTGATACAAATAATTATAAAATATAATATATTTAAATTAGTTTGATTTAAATATATTTCTTTTATTATCTTTATAATGACCGAAAAAGAAAAATCTATAGAAGATTTAAATCCACCAGAAGAGTTTTATAAAATTATTAATGATTTTACAACTGATATATTAATAACATTTCCAGAATATTCAGGAATTATAGCTAGATGGTGGAATAGACAATCCATTGATTTAGAAGAATCGAAAAAAAAAGAAACTTTATTTGTATTTAAACATTGTGTAAACAAGTTTCCAGAACGGTTTTTTGATTTGTTATATAAAAATGTCGAAATATTTGCAGATAATTCAGAAATAAACACAGAGTTCTTACCAGGAATAGTATTTAAACAACTTTGGAATTGTGACATTAGTGATAATACAAAAGAAACAATTTGGAAATATTTACAATTAATATTATTTTCTGTTATTGGTTCCGTTCATAGCACAACTGATTTAGGAGATACTGCAAAATTATTTGAAGCTATTAATGAGGAAGAACTTAAAAAAAAATTAGAAGAAACATTAGAAGGCATGCAAAATCTATTTGATATAAATGGAACACCAAATAATGGAAGTGAATCTGGCATTAATATGGAAAACATTCCTAATGCTGAACAGATTCACGAACATATTAATTCTATGATGGATGGAAAATTGGGTAAATTAGCAATGGAATTAGCAGAAGAAACAGCTAAAGATTTGAATTTAGATATGGAAAATAATGGAAATGTGACTGATGTATTTCAAAAATTATTCAAAAATCCAGGAAAAATGATGAATATGGTTAAAAATATTGGAAGTAAATTGGATGAAAAACTTAAATCTGGAGAAATTAAAGAATCTGAATTAATGGAAGAGGGTGTAGAATTATTAAATAAAATGAAAAATATGCCTGGAATGGGAGACATGCAAAAAATGTTTTCACAAATGGGCATACCAGGTTTAGGAAAAGGAGCTAAAATAAATATGGGCGCAATGGAAGCTCAATTAAATAAAAACATGAAAAATGCTAAAATGAAGGAACGACTTCGATCAAGAGCTGAAGCAAACGCAAAATCAAAAGCAGAATCAGCGTTTTGTAACATGACTAATGTTCAATCTCAACCAACTATGAGTGATGATGATTTAATTAAAATGTTTGGTGCCGAAACTAAAGTTAAAACAAGTAAATTTAGCACAGGAGAAAAAGTAGAAAAAACACCAAGAGGCGCAAAACCACCAGAACAACCAACTAACAAAAAGGGGAAAAAGAATGGAAAATAATTTAATAAATTAACGTTGAAATAATTACATAACTAGAAACATAACCGTAATATTTTTGTATATCAATTACATTATAATCATCAGTAGTAATATAACATACATTCAACTTATTTTCGTCCAAATGTTCTCTAATGTCCACTTCATCTTTTACATGAATTAACCTTAACATACCAAACGCACTATCTTTTTCTTGGTTACATATATAATCATATGCTTCATCTAATTTTTCCATAGTTCTAATAATAGAATAATTACTATCAGAATAATTATACAAGATAATATAAACTGTTTTTCCTTTCATTTATGTTATTATTGTTATTATAATAATGTAAATAAAAACAATTCAATTTTTTTACATAAAAGAGTTTGTTGTATAAAAAGTACCTACGACACATTCTTAAAATATTAAACGAACATTCTATTACAAACAATGAATTTGCATAATTATTACACCTTTTTACATTTCAAACACCGATTTTTATGTAGGTCATTCTACATAAAAATTTATTTATGCTGCTTCTTAATTTTTCTTGTTTTATTTTTTTGATACTTATTTTTCTGGTCTTTCATAAGCACCTGTAAATATATTTTCATATTTTTCTCTTGGAATTTCCTTTATTACTTTTTCAATATTTTTCTTTAATTCATTATGCTATTAGAAATTTAGAAGATTATGTAAAAAAAGAAAAACTATTACAACATGTAAGTAATAAAGTGTTATTTATACAGGGGTTGTTTTAGATGTTAAATTTAGATAATTCAAATTTTGTTATAGATAAAATATAAATAATTTTTAATTATAAAAGTCTATATTATATATAATGACGCTTTCATTTTGGACAAATGAACCTTCAATCATATTTAATAAAGACTATATTTTGCAAATCTGGCCTACACAACAAATGACTTTTGAAGAAAAATTAAATGCTATAAGTCGATTGATTATAATTATCAGTATTTTAGCATTCATATTAACTGGAAATTGGAATTTAATCATCATAGGATTCATTACTTTGGCAATTATTTTTGCACTTTATAAATTAAGAAAACAACAACTAGTTAGTTCAATAGTTAAACAAGAGGGATTTGCAACTAACAAACGTAAAGAGCAGAAAGCTTCCAAAACAACCACAAATCCGGTTACATTAGAAACATTGTTGCGAACCAATTTTCATCCAACTACTAAGCAAAATCCATTTGGAAATGTATTGCTAACCGACATCAATGACAACCCTAATAGATTAGCAGCCGCACCCAGCTTTAATCCCGATGTTTATGATGAAATCGATAGCGCTGTTAAAAAACAAACGCAAATGTTGAATCCAGATATCATTAATACTAACAAACAATTATACGGAGATTTATATGACAATTATACGTTAGACAACTCGATGATGCGATTTTATTCAACAGCGAATTCTCGCGTGAGCAATGACCAAGGGGCTTTTGCAAAATGGCTTTATGGAACAATGCCATCTGGAAAAGAATCTGGACCGGATGGTGCGCTTGCGAGAGTCCAAGACAACTATCAATGGATTAATCCTTAAAACATCATTCATTATAAATCCAAATTTCATATTTATATCCCAATTCTTTAGCAGCATTTTGTTTTAGATAAATATTATGTTCATTTTGTTTTGATGGCCAAACTAATTTAACTTCTATACAACGTTTATGTATTGGTATAAATATATCAACATAATGACTATGATTTTTTCCATCATTTTCCAACATACCAAATAGTAGGCACATGTTTTGCTCCTACAATAATATTATTTTCATCAATTGATAAAATTTTAGAACCTAAATGTGAATGTTGACATTTTACAACAAATAATTTGACAAACATGAAAACACATAAACTAACAAAACACTCATCAAAATAAGATAGAAAAATGAATTTAAGTATTATTGTTATAAATGTGACTTTGGCACATTTGGTGAATTATTGTATTCCAGACATTTAGAAACAACAAAACATAATGACTTATTTTCAAATATAAAAAATTCATTCATTCAAAAAAAGTATAATATTATAGTAATATATAAAATGGCTTATGTCTCAGATTTTACATTTAATGGTATGAGTAGAATGGGTAATGATAATTGTTGCATAGACCAAAATTCAATTCAAAACTCGCAAGCATGTACATATACTTTACAGAATTATTTTGCTCAAGATTGTTCAATGAAACATGCAAAAGCTTTAGCGGTAACTCAACCGTGTATTAATTATACAGGTGGTTTTGGAATGGGTGCAGGCGGTTGTAATGTGGATGACAGTTCTAATTTATTAATTGGTGGAATTCAAACACACCCTAAATCGCGAATTGATTTATTTGGAAGACCATTTGCTACGGTTCCTTTTTTAGGAAGAGGTTCAGTTGACCCAATTTTAGAGTCTCAAATACAACAAGGTGAAGGCATAACTAACAAAAGAAGTGTAACGCATTTAACAGAAAAAAATTATTTAAAATATCATACAGTTCCTTTAATTCCTGAAGTAAAACAAAATATTCAAAATCCTAGTTTAATGATTGAAGGTATGGCAACAGAGGGTTGGATTAGAGGCGGAGTGCCATCACGAGAACTAACAAGAGACCGTGATTTTTACACAACACATACATCAGGACAAACAATGCCGTAAAAATATTGAAATTTAGCTACAGGGGGCTCCCCCGCAAAAAAATTGAATTTATTTTATATTGTAGAATCGTGTGTATAATATAAAATGGACGAATTAGATGTTAAGATTGATACAAAGGAAATAATTGTTACACATAAAGAAACACAAAGAATATTTGTTGCTAAACTAACAGATGTTAGTGTCTCTACTTCAACAATGGATTTGATAAATAAAAAGATTTTAGCTGGTAACTTTTCGGTTGATTATGATTTTGATAATTATAAATTAACTATTAAGGCAACGCTTGGAAGCAAACGACCTCGCGTTTATTCGTTACTATGTAAAGAAAGAATAGAAACAGTAAATTTGGAAAATGATAATATTGTTATCGAAGATTTGAAAAAAGAAGTGAAATATTTGCGATATTTGGTGAGAGAATTGATGGTTGAAAAGGAAGAAAGAGAAGAAAGAATATTTATGTATTAAATATAACTTAAAGACAGTATAACAAATTTTTTATATGAATTCTGTAAAATACAACACACAATTTAAAGTAAAATATAATGATATTGAAGAAGAACTACTGAAAAATATATCTAATGTCGAAGAATATTCCGCTGAAGATGTTAATGAAGTGTGTAGTCAAATATATAGAGAAGAATTATTATCGGTATTTGGTGCTGATGATTTAATAGATAATAAATTGGATGATGGAATGTGTTATGTATATGACATTATGATTACAAATGAATATTTTAAAGAGATAATAGAAGACATAACAAAAACATTTATAAATACTTTTTATTTTGACCAAAATGTGGATGCCGAAAAACGTGAAAATTTAAAACTACTAATTTTAATAGGGTTATTTAGTCAAAATATATTTTATATTATGCATAAATGTGTGTGTCAACAAATTGAAAAAGGTTCAATTGATAATGACTTGTTAGTTATATTAAGAGATAAATCAAAAGATTTGCCTACAAAACATTTTGGAATATAATGAAAAAATGATTGTTAATTATATTTAATAGTATGCTTGCGGAAAATGTTCTAATATTTCCATTTGAACGTCAACCGTCATTATTAAATATTCGTGCTCTATTTCATATTGTATTATTGTTTCTTTTTGAAGTATTTTATCAGCAACTGTTGTTGGATTTAGTCGAATATCAGATATTTTATTATGTTCATCATTAATGCGTTTGTATAATGTATTAGCAAATTTTGCATTCTCATCTATTGTAGTAGAGAACCTTCCAATATATTTATGTATAATTTTATATGTGTCTATAAGTTTACGAACATAATTAAAATGAGATGCTATAAATAGTTCTCTATTATCTTTGTCTTTCAATTTAGGGTCAATGCTGAGTATATGATTTTTTGTTTCCACATATTCCTCGCTCTGATTAAACATATCTTTAATAGTAATTTTAAACCAACTGTATAACTCCATTAGTTTTTTCAATTTCAAAGTGCGTTTATCTTTCACTTCAACACTAGTTGTTCCGGTACTAGCATTAGCGTTATCTTCAGCATCATCATTAGCATTTACTTCTGCTTCAGCATTAGCACTCGCTTCAGCATTAGTATTCGCTTCAGCATTAGCGTTTTCCAAAATAAGTTTAGTCTGACTTCTTGTAGTAACTGGCATTGTTGTTATTTATACGTATTACTAGTTAGCAATTAAATATTTCAATTTTTTTTAATTATATTATAATATAATATTTATATTATATTATATAAAATGGCTTCAACGCGAAATAAAAATACTCCTGGAAATTTTTGTTTAGAGCAAAGACAAAATGTTGGAATTGAAAAATGGCAATTATATCATAATGGTGCTAACGGATATGCATATGATACTAAACTTCCTGGAAATGGTTTAAATCCTGGTCAAATGCCATGGAATACATTATCACGCAATCCTGCCGATATTGAATCTTTTTTATTTGGAATTAATTCAACCAATTTAGTAAATCCAGCTCCACCATTAACTCCTGATTTAATATGTCTTAAAACTGCAAATGTATTTGAATCAAAACCAGTTATTATGCCTGTTCCACAAGCTATACCAAAATATCAAAGACCATTTCCATGCCCTTAAAATTATTAACAATATATATTTAAAAAGAGCTTATTTAAATATATATTATGCTAAATTATGAAGAATTATGTAGTTTAGAAAAACAAAAAAATAATAAATTATTATTAGCAAATCAAAAAAGAAACCCGAGTTGTGGATTGTTAGTTATTGATAATTTTTATAATAATCCAATGGAAACACGCAATTTTATTTTAACTCAAGAGTTTTCTGTAAAAGGAAACTACCCAGGAAAAAGAACAATATCATATGCTAACGAAGATTGTAAACATATTATTCAACAATATGTAGAACCATTTGGAGGTAAAATAACTGAATTTCATATTCCAAATGAAGATGGGACTGACGCAACAGGCATTTACAATGGTGCATTCCAATATACTACAAGTAGAGATCGTTCATGGATTCATATTGATGGACATAATAATTGGGCTGGATTAGTATATTTGACACCAGACGCACCATTAACATCTGGAACTGCATTTTATAAATTATATGATGGAACGTCATGTAAGCAAGATATGGAATTATTAAATAGCAAGCAAGAAACGGATAGATGGAGTCAAGATCTAACAAAATGGTCAGAAGTTGATAGAGTTGGAAATGTATTTAATCGTTTAATATTGTTTAATTCGAATAGATTTCATATGTCAATTGATTATTTTGGAGATTCTAAAGAAAATGGTAGATTATTTCAAGTGTTTTTCTTTTCTACGGAGAAATAATTTTTACAAAAAAACATATAGAAGAATAACAATATATAACATAATGAAATCTGCTGAATTTAAAATACCAACTAACAAAGAATCAAAAACAACAGAACAAAACACAAAAAATGGATATAATAAAGTTGTTGAAAATGTATATATATTTGATGGCGTTAGTTTAGATATAAATAATATGAATTTATTATTTAATTTAGCATTACAATATAAACATGTTGATATAAATAATGCATTAACAACGTTTAAACATTGTGAAGATAAAATAAATGAAACAACAGACAAAACAATTGTGTACGAGATTTATGTAAATATGGCATTACTATATACTGTAAAAAACGATTATAATACACTTAAGGATTATTATTATAAAGCAATGAAAGTATGTCCAGAAAGATCAGAACCATATTATTATTTAAGTTTATATTGTAATAAGAATAAATTATATGATAAAAGCTATGAATTGCTAAAATATTCTATTAAAAATTTATCTTATGATATAGCTTCAACTAAATATGGAACTGTTCAACAAAATGCATACGGTAAATATCTATATGAAGAACTTGCATTAGCGTGTTATATGTTATCTAAGTATGATGAGTCAATAAAATGCCTTGAAAATATAATAGACGACAGTGATTTTGCAAATATAAAGGATAAATTGAATAATAAGTTGTGTTCCGTCATTAAAAAGATGGAGAAATAAAGTATTTGCAACCATATTTAAGAGCATTTAAGTTCAAATATCGAAAATATATTTACAATGAAAAAATTGAAAATAATATATTTATTCCAACAAATATTCAACAATTATGATGCAACTACTATATACGTTTTCAGTACATACTTATAAAATTAATTTTGAAGGTTTATCTTTGAATCCAAATGCAATTCATATTTTAGAACAAAATTTAGATAAAGTTGTTTGGTATTATTTATCTAAAAATCCAAATGCAATTCATATTTTAGAACAAAATTTAGATAAAGTTGATTGGTATTGGTTATCTGGTAATCCAAATGCAATTCATATTTTAGAACAAAATTTATATAAAGTTGATTGGTTTAATTTATCTAGAAATCTAAATGCAATTCATATTTTAGAACAAAACTTAGATAAAGTTAATTGGTATTATTTATCTAAAAATAAAAATGCTATTCACATTTTGGAACAAAATTTAGATAAAGTTGATTGGTTTAATTTATCTAGAAATCCAAATGCGATTCACATTTTGGAACAAAATTTAGATAAAGTTAATTGGGACTGTTTATCTCAAAATCCAAATGCAATTCACATTTTGGAACAAAATTTAGATAAAGTTGATTCGCAACTGTTATCTTACAATCCAAATGCAATTCACATTTTGGAACAAAATTTAGATAAAGTTGATTGGCATTATTTATCTAAAAATAAAAATGCTATTCACATTTTGGAACAAAATTTAGATAAAGTTGATTGGTTTAATTTATCTAGCAATCTAAACGCAACGCATATTTTAGAACAAAATTTAGATAAAGTTAATTGGCCTTTGTTATCAGGTAATCCAAATGCAATTCATATTTTAGAACAAAATTTAGATAAAGTTGATTGGAGACATATTTGGTTAAATCCTTCTATTTTTGAGGAAGTTCCAGATTATGTGTTAAAATAGATAATTTTTTATGTTGTCTAATCACTTTCAAGACATTCAAATAAAAAATTGAAAATAATATATTTATTCCAATAAATAGTAAATAATTATGATGCAACTACGTTATCCGTTTTATGAACATACTGATAAAATTAATTGGGAAGCTTTATCTTTGAATCCAAATGCAATTCATATTTTAGAACAAAATTTAGATAAAGTTTATTGGGACTGTTTATCTAAAAATCCAAATACAATTCATATTTTAGAACAAAACTTAGATAAAGTTGATTGGTATTGGTTATCTCAAAAACCAAATGCTATTCGCATTTTAGAACAAAATTTAGATAAAGTTGATTGGGCTTGGTTATCTATAAATCCAAATGCAATTCATATTTTAGAACAAAACTTAGATAAAGTTAATTGGTATTATTTATCTAAAAATAAAAATGCTATTCACATTTTGGAACAAAATTTAGATAAAGTTGATTGGTTTAATTTATCTAGA